GAAGTTCAGAAGATCACATCTAAAACTGATCTGTATTCTTTATATATGGAGAGCGGAACAATTGATGCAGCAGCAGCCTTATTTAGTGCTGGAGCAAACACTGTATATTTATACCGCCTTGGAACTGGCGGAAAAGAGGGAAGCGTATCTTTACAGACAACAACTTCCACAAATGCAGTCACATTAAAAACAAAGTATCCTACAGCCTTAAAGTTTTCTGTAACCTTAAAGCAGAAGTTAGGAGATGCAACAACAAAAGAGCTTTCTGTTTATAACGGAGCAACACTGGTTGAGAAAGTAAGCTTTGTCGCTGGTACTGGTGTAAATGAAGCCGCAAACCTTGTGGAAGCAATGAAAGACAGTAAGTATTTATACGCTGAACTTGCTTCTGGGGAATCTGGAATTATGCAGACAGTTACACAGCAGGCGTTAACTGATGGAGCAGCCCCAAACGTTACAACAGAAGATTACAGCAATGCTTTTAATGCATTTGAAGCATACGCATGGAACGTTATGATTCTTGATACTGTTGAGGAAGATGTTAAGACATTAGCGAAAACGTATATGGATCGTATTCATTCAAACGGAGCGTTAGGTATCTGTGTGCTTGGAGAAACAGCTGGAAAGTCACTTGCAACCCGACTGGCAAATGCTAAGGCTTATAATGCACCATATTTCATTTACTGCGGTAGTGGTTATTATAATACTGCCGGAGAAAGAGTAGAGGGATATCTTGCAGCGGCAGTGCAGGGCGGTGTGATTGGTTGTAAAGATTCCAGTACATCAATCGTGCATACGGAGATTCCTGATGCAGAATCATGCATTGAACAGCTTACAAACGAACAGTATGTCAATGCGATTAAATCAGGATTGCTTCTGTTATCCGAAGGACAGGAAGGACAGGTCTGGTTCGATTCTGGGGTTAATACTTACACAGTGTTAAATGAGGGCGACGATGAGGGCTGGAAAAAGATTAAACGAACAGCAATTCGTTATGAGGCTTTTGATCGTATTAACCGAACATTAGAACCACTGATTGGAAAGATCAGCAATACATCTGATGGCGTTGATAACGTAATTCAGGAAGCAAAAAAAGTATTGGCTGAAATGAACAGAGAAGCAAAAATCTTAGATACTTATGAGTTCTTCGAGGATACGGATAATACACATGCAGTAGATTATGCATACTTCATTATTCGTATTGATGATGTAGACAGTATGGAAAAGATCTACTTAACTTATCAGTTCCAGTATATTTCACAGTAGGAGGTTATTATAAATGAGCGGAAAAGGTTTTGATACTAGAAAGTTAATGACTGGAAAAGATGGCAAATTATTTGTCACAGTTGATGGCACATCTGTATGGTTTGCCTCCGTAGAAGAGTTTGCCGTTGGAGTAAACTTTTCAAACGTAGACTTCCATCCGGCAGGAGATATTCAGACTTATGGTGTCCCAGACAGTGTTAAATTTACAGCATCATTTACGGAAGCTGTAGTAAGAGACGATCTTACAATCCAGCCTATGTTGGATTCAATCAAAAATGGTAAAGTTCCTACATTCAGCCTTCAAGCTGGTGTAACAGAGCCACTTGCTGGCGGAGAAAGCAAATATTTGTTAGATGAGTGTATCCCTGATGGAGATACAAACATTCTGGAGGTAAAACCGGGAGAGATCATAAAAAGACAGTGTCAGTTTATTGTAAACAGCGTACCAGATTCCATTAAAGCACTGGTATAGGAAAGGAAACAAAATGGCAGAGAAGAAAGAAACAAAAATCGAAGTAACAGAAGAAAATGAAATGGACCTTATCACGGGTCTTTTAAAAGCCGCAGAGTATAAAACAGAAGTACAGCAGCCATTGAATATTACAAGAAATGGACAGACATTGTTTAAATTTAATGTTCGACCATTATCTTTCGATGAAATTGCACAGTGTAGAAAGAAAGCTACAACTTATATGGCAAACCCAGGCGGAGCTTCACTTCCTCTCGTTGAGAAAGAAGTAAGTACAGCTGATTACATGGCATGGAAGATTTACACTGCAACAGTAGCGACTGACGGAAAGAAATTCTGGGATAATTCAGCACTGAAAGAAGGATTAAAGAAAGCTGGTCATATGGTTATGACACAGAACGAAATTATCAAAGAGGTGTTAACAGCTGGAGAGCTTGAAGCTGTCAGCGATGCTATTGATAACTTATCTGGAGGCGGTGTTAGTGTAGTTGACTACGCAAAAAACTAATTGAATCCAGTCCGTTAGCTTCTATGCTTGCAGAAAATTATTTACGGACTGGAATGTTACCATCACAAGCCCTTGATCTTTCTGAAGGAGAGAGGGCTTTTGTTTTTGCAGCAATTTTAAAAGCTATGGAAGGAGGAGATGCATAAATGGCAAACAAAGAAATTGTGATCGATGTTGTATCGGAATATTCCGACCATGCATCTTCTGGCCTACAGCAAACAGGGAAGAATGCAGAGAAAGCATCACGAGAGATGGACAAGCTTGGAAAGAAGCGTGCAAAGCCAAAATTAGGACTTGAAGATAAAGCAAGTCCAGTCCTCGACAAGTTTGGTAAAAGGGGAGACGGGCTCGGTAAAAAGACCTGGATTCCAAAACTTGGATTAAAAGACACTGCAACAGCAGGGATCAAAAAAGCTATGAGTGCTGGTATGAGTTTTGGTAGAAAGACTTTTTCAGCAGCCCTAAAAATCAATGACAAGGTAACAAGTCAGATCAAAAAAGCTATGAGTGCTGGTATGAGTTTTGGTAGAAAGACTTTTTCAGCAACCCTAAAAATCAATGACAAGGTAACAAGTCAGATCAAAAAAATCCCAAGTGTTATATCTAAGATCAAGGATTCTATATTTTCACTAAAAACTTTGGCTGGTGGAGTTATAACTGGAATTGCTACAAAGAAATTGATAGCTGATCCAGTATCATTAGCAGACGAATTTCAGACATATCAAATTGGCTTTGAAACAATGCTGAAATCTAAAAAGAAAGCTATGAAGTTTATGGATAGTGCGAAGAAATTTGCATCTGTTACTCCGTTTGACACATCGGCCGTAGTATCAAATGCTCAAAGGATGTTGGCTTATGGATTTTCTGATAAAGACATTATTCCGGATCTGACAAAGATTGGTAATGCATCCGCAGCACTTGGAGCTGGAGAAGAGGGTATCTCTCGAGTATCCAGAGCTTTAGGTCAGATGAAAACAAACGGAAGATTGAACGCAGAGGACATGAATCAGCTGACAGATGTCGGTATAAACGCATGGAAGTATCTTGCTGATGCAGAGGGTAAATCCATAGCCAAGATCAGAGAAATGTCTCAAAAGGGCGAAATCAGTGGAGACAAAGCAGTTAATACAATCCTTAATGGGCTGAAAGAATTTGATGGAATGATGGACAAAACATCTAATTCGACGGTTTCTGGATTAATGTCAAATATTAAAGATACGTTCGATATAAACATTGTTTCTAAATGGGGAAAAGGTCTCCAGAAGGGAGCAACGAAAGGTTTAGGAGAATTTGCAGACTATCTTGATAAATCCGATGCAAAACTAAAAGAAGCTGGAACATCACTTGAAAAACTTGGAGAGTATGCAAGTACATCTGTATTCAAGGGACTTGAAAAGGCTGGAGATAAGATCGACGATCTTATTAGTATGCCAAAATTCCAAAATGCTTCAATCGGTGGCAAGATTAGTATTGCATGGGATGAGTTGATCGCAAATCCTTTTTCGAACTGGTGGGATTCCAAAGGAAAACCAGCAATCGTAAAGAAGATTACTGGGATTGGAAAAGATATTGCAAAAGCTGGTGGAAACTGGTTCAAGGAATCTCTTAAGGATCTGTTACCAGGCGGAGATAAAGCTGGTATCGAAGATTATTTAGCTGGATTTCTTGGATTATCTGGAGGGCTAAAGCTGTTTAAAGGTGGAAAAAGTCTATACGATCTGATCACTGGCGGTTCTGGAGGTGGAGGAAAAACAAATCCTTTGGGAGATTCTATTGGAACAATCAATGTGTCAGCGTCAGTTGTAAATGTGAACGGAGGAATTGGAAACGGAAATTCTACAATACCGGGAACATCTGGTAGTGGAGGAAATGCTACACCGACAACAAATCCGACAGGTAATAAAGAAATCTGGTTACCAGAAAGCGTAAAGCGAAAAATGCAACAAACTGAACCGAAAACACCATCTGGACCGACAAGGACACCGGGTGGTTTGTTTGGTTTAGGCGGTTCTGGTGTCACGCTGAAAAAT